GTAAAACCTAAGACGCACACCCAGGCTGTCGCTGGTCTCCAAGAGCTTTGGAACCAGTTACCCTTGGCGTCCTCTTTGTTTATCTCTAGCTGGGCCAGCATAACTTGCTGGTGGTGCTGCTCACTCATTGTGGCAATCTCATGGGCTAGCTTGGCGGCTTGGTCTTTGTCTGGAATAACCTTGTCGAGCAAGCCAGCCACAGGGCTGACAAGCGAAGCTAATAAGCTCATATCGTTTCTCCTTGGTTGTAGGGGGATTACTTCTTAGTCTCAGAGCCGACCCATGCAGCGAAAGCGCCTGACATGGATCCACTAACCACTGAGATTAAAGCAGCCTGCTGTGTCGTAAGATCCGTGCCTTGGGCTAGGGCCCACTCAATGCAGCGGATGTAAACAAGGGTGAGAACCAAAAGCATTAGGCGTGGAATAAGTTTCCACTCAAGAATCCTGTCCATAGATATGCCCATGTTAAGTTACCTCGATATCTACTGTGTCACCCATGAGAGGGGGCGGTGGGATGATACGCCCGTTCTTGTCATACTTGGTGTATGTCGATTGAACTGGGCTAGGCTTCTCGTTGTCTTGGTGGGCTTTAGGTGGCTCAGGTTGAATGTCTTGGTATGGCTTAAAGAGAATGTTTTGGTGCGTGTGAAACGGCATAGATACTTTCATGCGGATCACCCGTTCACAGCTTTGTCTAGACCCCAGAACATGAAGACACAGCCGCCCACAAAGATGAAGATGCCAAAGGTCATAGAGATGCCCCAGAACAGCTTGTCCCTGGCAGCAGCTTGAGCCTTCAATGCGTCTGCATGTCTTTTCCTTGCAGCGCCCATCTCCCTGACAACAGTGTCCCAGGTTCCTGGTCGGCCATAGAGCCTGCAGACAGATTCAAGTTCACGCATGGCCTCATCGTACTTAAGCTTGCTTTGAGCTATCGCCAGGCCCTCTTGCTCTGGGCTAGAGAGACGCCCTAGTGGGCCTTTGTGTTTCCCAGACTCGGCAAGCTGGATTTCACTGTCGATCTTTCCAAGTTTGCCAAAGTGCGGGAGTAAATCATTGATGTCACGGCCTGCTTTAATAGCCGTGGAAATACCCCCTGCAATCGAACTGACTGAAGAGGCCAAAGCTAATACTTCGATCATGTGTGGTGAACCCTAGTCTTTTAGGGCCATGCTCTCCACGCTGCTGCGTATGGCTTTTATGTTTTCATCTATACGTGCTACAGACACGGCCTGTGAGTAGACCATGTCTTCGATTTTACCGACCCTGACATACATGGTGTTAAGGTCCATTCTGTTGCGCTCTATGTCTGACATCATCATAGACACAGTCCACACGATGCCCCCGGCCTGACCTAAGAGACCAAGAATGAGGGCGAGGGGGAAGCTCTTGTTCAAATCCATAGTCATCAAGGTTGAGTAGGCCAAGTGATGTCGTTAGGCCATTGCTCAGACTGCTGTGGAAGCTCACGCAGCTGCTGTCTGTAGGTTGACCAAGCAGTCTTGGCCTCGTTGCCTAGGGGGCTGTCGTTCATCTGGGTCCAATCAGAAGACGCAAGCAAGGCGTCACGTTTGGATCTTTCTTGGATTGCCCTAGCTGCATCTAGACCAGCCTGATAGGTAAGCTCATGTTCTGCTTTTGTGGTGGTAACGCCATCCTCTGTGGTGTCAGCGAACATGTCACGGGCAACATATTTCTCTACCCAGTTGCCATTGGCATCCTGCTCAACACCATCACGAACTGAGCTTTGATATGCGCCTGTGGTGGCCGCTGGGCTGCGTAGCACAGGGTCTAAGTTTAGTGCATCTAGCGTTGCAGCTTTCCAGACCCTTGGCAAAGACATGTTGGGGTTAGCTGCTCGCCATTGCCCTTGGGTTTTAACTTCGCCTGTTGTTCTGTTTCTGTATTCAGCCATCAGAGTGATCCTTTCGTGATGCTGTTGAGTTATGCTATTGCGTAAAACATATAATCACCCGCAGTTAAGCTGCTGGTAATCGTGAAGCCTGACGATAGCGGGTCAATGTAGTCCGTGTTGGTAACTTCTGCCCCTGTTGTGTTTAGCAGTAAATATGGATCATTGCCTGAAACAATGCCTCTAGTGCTATCCCAAATATACCAATCGCCAGATGCGTCAGTGCGCTTTAGAAGCACAAATCTAGCACCTGACGTAAAGCCACAGTCCACGTTTGTTGTACCTGAGTGAGTTACTGAACCGACCTTGGATATGCCAGCCAGTGAGGCGAATAGGTAGGCTATGTGTGTTTCACCAGGCTCATTTGCCTCACCGTTTCCGTTTCTTACCTCGAAAGTGGTGTCGCTAATTGTACTATGGTTTACTGCATTTGAACCGCCATAACCTGAGCTAAAAGTATTAGCTAAGTACATATTCCCCGTAGTACCGTGATAAACGACAAACCCATAGTAAGATGCTTCACTGCGTTTCTTAATCCAGATCATCTCAGGAACTACCCCAAGATTATGTGTTAATGTTTGCGCAGATGCGACACCCGTGTAAGCAACGCAGTCCATGTAGTTAGGCGCACGCTTCCACATGTGACTAAATACATTTGTACTGTTGCTGTCTGGGTTATACCAGCCATTCATATAATCCCAAGTTAAACTAGATTGACTAACTTGAGCAGATGTACTCCTTGTTGTAAGCCTATTTGTACCAGTCAGCCTTGAACCAGAAATAGGGTAGGCATTTGCTCCTCCAGGCAAATAGTACCTAATTCCAAAATCTGTAACAAAACCAGAAACATAAGCTGGATCGGTAGTTCCATTCCCCTGATAATCCATAGCAAACACCTCAGTCGCACTCTCAGGCGGCGCAAGTGGGCCACGGCGTATGGCTATGTAAATCCATGTACCAGTGGCTCCATTACCAGTGCCTTCAATTCCTGTCGGTGTAATTTGAATGCCCCCAGCGTTGTTTTCTGCGTTCGATGTGTTAGCTCTAAGGTTTTTTGCATTTTGGCCCTTTGGGTATAGGCCACGCATCGTGTCCGTAATCTGCCAATCGCTTGTTCCATCAGCCAACTTCCTGATTAAAAATTGCGGTTCAAACCCTAAATCAACAGACCATGCAGAGCCTGAGTTAGTATAACTCCCACACTTAATAATATCTTGGTCAGCATCAGGGCCGAACTCACCGTCACCGTCATTGTGCGCCCACAGGTAGGCAACGTATGTGTCACCGTTATTGTTTACATCGCTAGTCCCTACTTTGAAGTCCACATCAGTTGGGTCATATGAGGCCCAGAGGTTCGCATAAGAGCTTGCAGCATCCGTAGCATTTAACATGTAGAAGTCATCATAATCATGGCGGTGCCTTGCGTACCAAGTACCAGAACCGCTTGTTTTCTTTATTACCATAAAGCCTGGTACAGCACCAAGGTCATGGCTTATGGTTTGGCTAGCAGAGGCGCTCCCCGTATAGGTTAAACAGGTGAAGAACTTTTTGGCCTTGCGAAATGACCATGAGGCGTATTTAATTCCTCCGTTAGAATTAGAGTTTATTGATGAATAAGGGCCATTTGCTGGAACCCTAAACCCAGAACTTGTAAAAGATTGATAACTATATTCGCTTCCCTCTGAATTAGATAAATTGGAGTATAAAGACTTTCCTGCACCCCGTGCGGTGTCAAATAATACATTTTGGTTGTTACTATAGGGTTCTGTCTCTCTCCCTTTAATCCAAACCAAGCCACCTTCGCCATCAAGGTCAATGCCGTTGGTGATCGTTTGCGCAGAACCAGTTCCCTCATACAAATAAGTGCTGAACACCTCATCTACATCAAGGCCAGCACCACCAGCGTTACCAGCGTTACCGGCGGCGGCTTGTAGCATCTTTTTCTTAGTTGTCATTATGTAAACCCCTTAGCCTAACGCCTGCCCAGCAGTGAACCCGTACCAATTCGTGCCACCATCACGGGTGGTAAAGACGAAGACATCCTTTGCATTTGCAGCAGCTGTCAGCGTTGGTGCCGTAGCGGAAGGGAAGTCCACGCTTGAAGGCCAAGTTACACTGTAGCCAGAGCCACCGCTGTCTTGGATAATCTCAATGCTAAAGCTATACGCAGTGCCGCTGGCTGGTGGGTTGCTAAATGTAAACGTGGTGTTACCAGAAAGAACTAAGCTAAATGAGTTACCATTGTGGCAGTTGACCGCTGGGGATGTGCCAGAGAGGGCTGCGTAGGTTTCGTTGTAACTCGCAGCTTTAAACTCACCCGTTACATTTGGTGACGCAAAGGTTGGGCTGTCAGTTGTTGACAGGCCCTGGTTAATAGCTTTGACAGACGCCACGCTAGCCAACTCGCTGTCCATCAAGGCACCAGCTGCAGTGACGTTGGTTGCGTCAGTTACATCTGCCCCTGCTTCAATCCCGTCGAGCTTTGTGCCATCTGTGGCAACATCTCTACCATCAAATGTTGAGTTAGTAGTAATGGCTCCAGTCATAGCGCCGCCAGATAAGTTTAGTTTATCTGCATCATTAGCTAAAGGCACCCAGTTACCAGAATGAGCAAAATAGCCCTTACCTGTGGCGTGGACGTGTGCAAACATCCCGTGGTATGTGCTCGCACTTGGAAGGTCATTTGTTGCAGAATAGACGTTAGCAAATAAAACCTTGTTACCGCCGCCATCAATGTCACCAGTCATGGCTCCACCAGCCTTAGGGAGAGCGTTTGCAGCAAGTGTACCTTGCGCGGCTGTGGCGTAATCTGAGCTATCAAAGGCTTTAACTTGAGCAAGGTTTGTGACCTCACTGTCCATCAAGGCACCAGCTGCAGTTACATTAGCCGCGTCAGTTACATCAGCTGCAGCCTCTATTCCATCGAGCTTTGTGCCATCCGCTGCAATGTCTCGACCGTCTACGTTCCCACTCACAGTAATACTACCGAATGATGGGCTGTCGTTAGGTTGTACAGCGGTTCCAGCCAAAGTGCCTTGAGCAGCTGTGGCGTAGGCAGTTGCAGCAGTAGTAGCCACTGTGCCTAAGCCTAAGTTAGTACGCGCTGTTGCCGCGCTCGCCACGTCAGAGAGATTGTTAGACGCAAGAAGATCACCTGAGCCACTTCCAGCTGCGCCTTGTGGGCCCTGTGCGCCCGTTTCACCTTGAGGACCTTGTGGACCCGTTGCACCCTGTGGGCCAGTTGCTCCTGTGGCACCTGTTAAACCAGTAGGCCCTTGTGGGCCTGTGGGGCCAGCTACTGTACTGTCAGCACCAGTTGCACCTGTTGGTCCCGCTGGACCTGTGGCACCCTGTGGTCCAGTAGCACCCTGGCTTCCAGTTGGACCTTGAGGCCCAGCAGCGCCTGTGGCACCAGCAGGCCCCGTAGACCCAGTTGCACCAGCAGGTCCAGTTGCACCCGTAGCCCCAGTATCACCGCGTGGCACAGTCAGGACGCCTGTGGAGCTATTGTAGCTGGCGTTTGACCCAGCTGCACCAGTGGCTGCAGTCAAAGATGAGACGTCTGCTGCAGTGGCTGCACTGATAGAAGCTGCAGTAGCTGCAGTTTGAGCCGCTGTTGCTGAGGCTGCTGCATTAGTGGCTGCAGTTTCCGCAGCGGTCTTGGATGCGGTGACAGAAGCAGTCGTAGAGGATGCAGTACCACTGTTTGAGTAAAAACTGGAAGCCATCTAATGTATCCTATAATCTAATCGGTGTATGTCTGGGCGGGGCGTATGATCATAAGACCACCTGATTGCTCTGCTTCATTTGCTTGTTCTTGGATCTCAGTCATCATCTGAGCAAACTTTCCGTCAAAGGTTTGCGCTCGCTCATCCAGGTAGTAGTCGGCGGCGTAACCTAAGGCACCGTAGATGATCAGGTCAGATGCTGTCTTTGCTAGTGCATTCTCATCACTGTCTGAGGTCATTGCATCGAACTCACCATAGTAGCTGATGCTGAGGGTGCCTGTGGTGGGCTCAGGGTAGAGCAATAGGTTTTCACCTTGGACTGAGAAATGCTTAGGCGTTCCTGTTTCGCCAACGTCTTTCATGGCGAGCATTTCGTGCAGGGGAATCCTAGAGAGAACTGTGAAGGCGTAGTAGACATCAATCATCTCTAA